CCCCTGGTACAGGCGGCGGCCTGCATCGATTCCAACCCGCCCAGTATTAACGGAGAGAAAACATGGCTGATGTCTTTTCAACCGATGTTCTGACCGCCGTGCTGCAAAGCTTGCTGGGCAATCCGCAATTTCTGCTGGACCGGTTCTTCCCCATCACGCAGGCCGAGGCGAGCGAGCAGATTCATTTCGACGTGATCCAGGGCAAGAGGCGCGTCGCGCCGTTCGTCTCGCCCCTGGTCGAAGGCCAGGTCGTCGCGACCCAGGGTTATGTGACCAACACGTTCACGCCGGCCTACATCAAAGACAAGCGGGTGTTCGACATGAACCGCCCGCTGAAGCGAGCCCCGGGCGAGCAGATCGGCGGCGTGATGAGCCCCGCCGACCGGCTGCGCGCGCTCATCGCCTTCGACATGCAGGACCAGCTCAACATGCTGCGCCGGCGTCTCGAGGTCATGTGCGGCGAGGTGCTCGCGACCGGCAAGAGCACCATCACCGGCGACAAATACCCGACGCAGGTCGTCGATTTCCAGCGTTCGGCCACGCACACCATCGTGGCCAGCCCGCTCTGGAGCGCGGCCACGCCGCCCATCCTGAACAACCTTCAGGACTGGGCGCAGGTCTGCCTCGAGGACACCGGCGTATTTCCCAACGACGTGGTGATGACCGTGGACGTGTGGAAGGTTTTCCGCGCCGACGCCGGCATTCAGCAGGTCTTGAACCTGTTCCGCGCCATCGGAGCCCCGCCGACCATGAAGCTCGACGCCCAGGTGACCGAGGGCGGCGTGTTCATGGGCACCGTCGAGGGTTTCAATATCTGGGTCTATTCGGGCTGGTACGTGGATCCGGCCGACGGCGTCGAGAAGCAGATCCTGCCTGCCGGCACCGTGCTCATGTGCTCGCCCGCGCTTGAGGGCGTCCAGGCCTTCGGCGCGATCCGCGACGAGGAGATCGGCCTGCAGCCGGTTCCCTACTACGTCAAGAGCTGGGTGCAATACGATCCCAGCGTGCGTTACGTCATGCTCCAGTCGGCGCCGATCATGGTGCCCTACCGGCCCAACGCGAGCTTCGCGGCCAAGGTTCTGTAGAAAGGCGTTTCTCCCCGTTTAAACGCGCCGGAGGGCCGGGTCCGGTGGTTGGGGCCGGGAAAGGGTCAAGGAGAGCTAAATACGGTGACGGACAAGGCAGGAAACGGCAATCTACGAAGAGGCGGCATCACCGACGAGGGGCGCAAGACCCGCTATCTGCGCCGGATCATCCGGGATGACCTCGAATATGAGATCCCGCGATCCATGGCGCTCTATCTGTTGGACGGAGACGACAAAGCTCAACGTCTAGCCGAATCCTCGCGCGCGGGTCCATGCCTGAGCTATACCGGGCAATCGCAGATCTGGCGCGAGACGGCGGTTTCGGAATCCGGAAAAGCCATGGCTACGGATTCCCCATAGAGTCCCGGCGTACCGCGGGAAGCGACCACGCTCCTGGGCAGACTGGGCTGACTCGGGAGCGTGGAAGCAGAAGAAAGGAAAAATGGCGTCTTCGCCCCTCACCAATTTCGTCGCGATGTACATGCCCACGCTATGGGCGGCCGAATTCGCCGTCTTCGGCTGCCAGGTGAGTTACGCGCCAGACGCGGGCGCTTCCATGATGCTGGACGTCCTCTGGAAAGAGGGCGCCGAGGCCGAGGAAGTTTCGCCGGGCCGCTATTCCAACATCACCGTGCGGCAGTCGGACTTCACCGACCTGGGATTGAGTCCGGACCTGGGCGATGTCGTGACCAACAACGGCGTCATCTACGACGTGGTGCGCGTCGACGCGACCAAGGTGGGCGTCTTCCGCCTGGTCCTTCAGGAGCGTCCCTGATGGCCGGCGGACTCCAGGTGCAGGTCAAGCAAAGCGGCCGCGTGCGCCCCGCCAGGCTCGACAACGGCGTGCTCACGGCCATCGGCAACGAGATGGTGAAGCGGCAGCTCGAGCGGTGGTCCAAGGGCATCAACGCCGACGGCAACCAGGCCAAGCCGCTCGGCAAGAAATACTTCTTCGTCAAGAAGGCGTATCTGCGCCAGGAGCATCCGATCCGCGACAACCGCTTCACGGGCGCCCTGGCCGCCAACTTTCAGCTCCGCAAAGCCATCGACGGCGTGATCCGCGCCGAGCCGACCCAGCGCGCCACGCGCGCCGCGGCCGCCAAGGCCGACCAGTACGAGCAGATGATCGGGTTTTCGGGCCCCGAGATCAACGAGATTTTGAAAGAGTCGGTCGGCGCCTATGGCGACTGGGTCGAGAAAGCGTGGATCCCCATCAAGTGATCGACCTGGCCCAATTGACGATCGCCCTGGCGGACACGCTCCAGCAGATCCCCGAGCTGGTCGCCCAGCTCGCCAACCAGGACCCCGGCATGATCGTGCCGTTCGTGGACGAGAACCCGAAGAAAAACTCGCTCACCAAGGCGATCTATGAAATGCCGCCGGGATCCGTGCTCGTGGCCTTCCAGGAAACCCAGGCGAACGCCAACCGCGAGATGGAGGCCTGGATCCACCGCTACAACATGTATGCCCGCGCCGCCCCCGGCGCGAAGCCCATGGACATCGTGAAGTACCTGGTCGACGGCGTGCCGGTCCCGGGCGACGGCATGCGCTGGCGGCGCTGCTCGATCATGGACGGCGTGCTGCCGGCCGAGGTCGCCGAGATCACGCGGGTCGTCGATGCCGAAGGAGTCGATTATTTCGCCGTCATGGCGGAATTCAAAGAAACCGGAGACTATTCAGAAACGGGAGCACCCTAAATGGCTACACCAAACCCAACCGCAACGCTGTCCTGTCCGGCGAACATACGCGAAACCAAGATCGCCTTCGGCTTCGTGCCGCAGGCCGATCTCACCACCGAGAACACTCCGGCCGAGATCTGGAGCCTGCTCAAAACCAACACGGACCTGATGACGCTGGCGCTCGCGACCGAGACCGACGCGCTCGATATCGGCAAGGGCGACGAGTTTCCTACTCAGGTTTTTCCCACGAGCGCCTCGACCACGGTGCCGCTGCAGAAATACTGCACCTCGGAATTCATGGCCTGGCTGTTCTGCTTCGGCCTGGGCAAGGCGACCGGCGCGGCCGCCGGCACGGGCTTCCACTATGACGCCACGCCGCAGGATCCGGCAAGCGGAAGCTGCATCAACCTGCCGGCGTTCACCTGGGCCGAGCAGATCCGCCCCTCGCCCAATTCGGTGGTGGACCGCGCGGCGATCGGCATGGTCGTCAACGACTTCACGATCACGATGGAGTCGGGCCCGGGCCGCAACAACTGCCGCGTGGCCGCGAATTTCATCGGCACCGGCCAGGTCGACGCGCCTTCGGGGCTGACCTTTCCCGCCAACACGCCCGAGCACCTGTTGAACGCCAACGGCGTCACGGTGCTGACGGTCAACGGGATCGACTACATGCTCGGCGGCAACTTCGTCTCGCTCGAGTTCGCCTGGAACAACAACGTCAACACGACGTCGGGCTACTATCCCGGCTCGGGCGCCCAGAACGGCTTCGGGATCCGCGGCCGCATGGAGTTCGGCACGCGCAGCTGCACGTTCCGCTTCGTGGCGCGCGCGCAGAAAGGCTCGCAGGAATTTCAGAACCTGATCAGCCTGACCGAAGGGCCGACGACGGTGACCGTGAAAGGCGCGGCCATCGACGCCTCCAACTTCAACGACATGACCATCAGCGCTCCGCGCACCATGATCTCGGCGGACGTCACCGGCGAGCAGGACGGCGTAGTGACCGTCAATTGCGAAGTCGCGATCCTGAAGCCGACCGACGGCGTGACGCCCTACATCACGCTGAGCGCGACCACCACCAAAACCGGCATCTTCGGAGTTTAAAAAGGAGCACGTAATGTTTGATCCCAGTAAAGACCTCGAGTTCGACGTTCGCACTCCGGAAGGCAATCCCGCCAAGGTTCTGATCCGCTGGCCGAGCGACGAGGAGTGGATCGAGCGCCGGCGCATGAAGCGCATGATTGTCCAGCAGCTCGGCCGCGGCCAGCATCAGATGGAAACCATCCACGACACCAAAACCGACCACCGCATCTACGAATCCATCAAGCTGAACGGGGCGCCCTCAATTTCCGGCGGCGAGGCCTCGCGCATTTTGGACGCGCTCGAGCAGTTCGACATCCGCGACGTGCAAATGCCCGCGAACCAGGCGACGGTCGTCATGAAGGTCTATCACGGCCTGGTACGGCACACGCTTCAGATCCCAAGCGCCGACGACATCATCAAGTACAAGGACGGCGTCGGCTCGCGCATCAAGAACCTGCCGTTCAACAAACAGGAGATGCGGCCGCGTATCGAGCACGGCGCGGAATTCTGGGACAAATGCAAGGGCTCGAGCGAGGACTACGCCGGCCATCCGGTTCCGGCCATCCACAAGTTCGCCGCCTGGGAAGCAGTGGTCAAGCAGCTGGACGAGGAGATCAACAGCCGCGCCGACGAGGATTCCGACGATTTTTAGCCGGCGGCGCCTGGCCGGAAGACCCTACGCCGCGATTCATCGTTCACCGGCTCTTCCGCAGGAAACATCTCTGTCCCGGCGTCACGGACTGTCCCGACGTGAATATGGCGGATCCCGAAGCGGACGACTTTTCCCCGGCATGCAATGAGTGCCCGCTCGCTCGGCTCGAGGACGTTATGAGGTTCACGCCGATGGGCGGCGCGATCACGGCGGCGATCGATCTCGATTTCGCGGTGAACCACGGCATTACAATCCCACTATCTGATCTAACCTACATGCAGTTTCGCCTGCTCAGAATCATTTCCGAGGAGCGCGGCCGCTTCGAGGAGGAGGAAATGAAGCGACGCAGCGAGGAGGCCCAACTCCGCGGCCAAAACCGCCCCGTGATGCAGATCGACCAAACCAGGCCGAGGCATAGACACCATGGCTGGTAACCGGATCTACATTCAGGTCGATTTCCAGTCGCAGAGCGCCAACAGCGCCATCAACACGCTTAACCAGAACATCAAGAGCATCGGCACGAGTTCGCAGCAGGCCTCGCAGGTCGCGGCCAACGGGATGAACCGCTTTACGCTGTCCATCATCCAGTCGAGCCGCGCGCTCGAGCAGTTCTCGGCGGCGTTCGCCGGCATCGGATTCACCAAGCTCGCCGACGATCTTCTGCGCGCGGGCGACGCCATCACCCGCACGCGCCTGGCGCTGGGCGACATGTTCCAGTCGGCCTCGCAAGCGGCCGCCGTGATGGCGCAACTCGAGGACATCTCCCAGCACGGGCTTTTCGACCGTGATTCGATTCTCGCCGCCGGGGCCGCGCTCGCCCGGCTGGGCGTAGCGGCCGGGGATATCCCGCGCGAGGTGAAAATCATCGCGGACTCTATCGCCGCCGCCGGGGGCAGCGCAGAGGACTTCGTGCGCGTCACGACGCAGCTTGGCACCATCCAGGCCTCGAACTTAGTGAGCTACAGGCAACTGCTGTCGATCATGCAGGCGGGCGTCCCGGTCATTCAGACCATCCAAAAACTAAGCAAAGACCAGAAGGGCGTAACGCTCAGCGTCAAAGATATCCGCGATACCCAGGATTACGGCGAACTGCAGGGCTTCGCGTTCGTGCAAGGGCTCCTGAAAGGGATGGAGCGCGGCGCGCAAGGCAAAGGCGCCGACATCGGGCAGCAGCTTTACACCAACCAGGTCGACAAAGTAAAGGATGCATGGAAGGGCCTCGGCGACACAGTCAAGAACGATGCGCTTCCTGCAGTTAGCACGGGGGCAGACATAATTTCCGGCCTGATCCAGGATTTCAACGACCTCCCAAAGCCTATACGCCAGACGACCGAGGCGACGCTCGCGTTGGCGGCGGCGATTGGGGCCGTAGGACTGGCAGTCCGTGGCGTCATGGCGCTGCTCGCGCCTTGGAAGGCGCTTCTCATGCCGCTCATCGGTGTGCTCAAAGATCTGGGCGCGGCTATCTCACTTGCATTTGAAGCCGGATCGATCTCGACTTTTTTCAGCCTTGCCTTACAAGGTTTCACGGGTTTGACGACGCTCATCGGCGGCGCGACGATTGCGCTTTCCGCGTTCGTCGGCTATGGAGTCGGGAGACTGCTCCGCGATATGTTCACGCAGACTTCCCAGGAGGTCCAGGATTGGCTGACGGAGTTTATCACCCGGCACCCCTGGCTGGTCAAGACCGGTCAGTTTTTCGACATGAGCATCGGCGGCGTCCCGGTGGAGCAACTCGCCGCGCAGGGGGGCCACGCGCCGGGAGCCCCTCGCGTCGGTGGCTCGCAATACGGGCCGCAGCTGCCGGGGAGACCTCTTCCGGCGCGGGACGTGGCAGGCGCACCCCAGGGCACGCCAGGATACGGAAGCGTCTTCGGCGAGCAGCAGGCGGCCTTCGCCGCGAGCGCCCAACAGATCGGCGAGGCGATCAAGGCATCCGAGGCCGAACTTGCGCGAGCGCGCGAAAAGGAGCTCGGCGGCATCGCCGCCATCACCGCCAAATGGGCCGAGTATTACGAAAAAGGCAAGGTGAGCTCGAAGGCCCTCGCGAATTATCACCTCGCCATCTGGACCGAGGTCCAGCACGAATTAGAGGAACTCCGCAAAAAAGATTACGAGGCCCAGCTCGATGAGTTGGAGAAGCGGCTTCAGGCTGAAGCCGAGATGGTCAAAGCGGCGACCGCGCGGCAGGCCCAGTTCGCGGCCGTAGCGATCGCGGACACGGCCGATAAGCGCGCCGCTCTCGAAGCCAAGCAGATCGCCCTCGAGGTCGAAGGCGCGGAGAAGGTGCGGCAGATCCACGAGCAAGACGCCCAGGTCGCTTATCAGAAAGCCCTCATTCCGATCCAGGAATTGCAGCGGCAGCTCAACGCCGCCAAAGCCACTGGACTGCTCAAACCGGACCAGGCGATTCAGCAGCAGATTCTCATCAACAACGAAATAAAGCGGGCCTTCGAGGACCTGCAGCGGGCGCGGGAAAAGGCCGCCGACGACACCACCGACTCCATCGCCAAATACGAGCTCGACGTGATGCAGCGCACCGCCCAGGAGGCGTCGCAGTATCTGGAACAGGCGCGCGAGACCAGCCGGCAGGAGGCCATTGACGCCGTCGGCCGGCGTGCCGAGATCGCGAAAGCCGGCATCGACACCAGCCAGGATCAAAGCTTGCAGCAGCGGGTCGCGGGCATTTACCAGGAGCGCGATATCGCCATTCAAGCGCTTCAGGAAGTCGCCGCGCTGCGGCAGAAGAACCTTCAGGAGGACAGCGACCGGCAGGTTCAGGCTTACCGCAATCAGATCGCGCTGTTTGACGACATGGCAGCAAAATACAAGGACGTCAACGACGAGATCTACAACTACGCCGTCGCCGGCGCGCAGAACGCGCGGGACGCCATCGACGCGCTCACCGAGAAGGGCGCGCAAGACGCCGCGGCGATCGCTAAGAAGAGCATCGACGATCAGACGCTCGCCTATATCGAGGCGTACAAGAAGGCGAACGACACCGTCGCCGAGGACCAGAGAAAAGTTTTCGACGATCTGAAGAGCGCCTTTGGCCGCATCTTCGATGCGCTTTTCCAGAAGGCATCGAACGTGTGGTCGGCCATCGGCAACGCGCTCAAGACCGCCGTGCTCGGGGCCTTCAAGGATATCGTCACCACCCGCCTGGCCGGCCAGATGATGTCTCTATTCACCGGGCAGCCGGTCACTTTCGAGTCGCGCGGCGGCTTCGGTTCGGGCCCGTTCGCGCAGAGCGGGATCGGCCGCCTGGCGGCCGCGCTCTCAGCGAAGCCGGTGTTCGGGTCAGGGCCGCAGCAGATGTCCGATTTCGTCCAAGAGAGTAAGATCCTGAGCCACGCGGACGTGACCAACGGAGCGGTCCACACCACCTGGGACCAGCAAGGGCCGCCGCCTCAGATTAAGGTCGATTCGCATCAACGAATCGACATCGTTGGAAGCGGCCTTGGGGGAGGTCCCACCGCGCCTTACATAGCGGGGGCGGCGCTTGCGGCCGCCACTTCCGTCGGCGGCGGCGGATACAGCGGTGGCGGCGGAAGACCTTCAGCGTCGACCACGACGACGTTCCCCGACATTTCCGACGCGGTTTATACAACCGACGGCGGCTATGGCGGGGGCGGAATTACACCGTTCACCGGCGGCCCATTGCTATCAGGATTGCTTCCGGGCATCGGATTCGGCGGCAGCGCGCCTAGTAGTTCCTTCAGCAGCGCCGGCCTCTCAGGAGGCAGCGCCTATGGAGGCGGCGGCTATGGCGGGGGCGGCGGGCTGCTGAATCTCTTAGGCCTCGCGCCCATGCTGAGCGCCAACGCTCCAGGGACGCTGCCGGGCGCCGCGCCGGGAGCGCCGCCAGGCGGATTTGGGATCCCCTCGCTCCTCGGCCAAATTCAGAAAGCCGGCGGCATTGGTTCGTTTTTCCGACAAGCTCAGCAATACTACACCGTCGGGGGAGGCGTTACGTACGGCGCAGTCGGTCCCGACGGGCTTCCATTAGTGTTCGGCAACCCGATTACGACGCTTCCGGCCCAGAACCTGTTCAATCCGGCGGCTAGCGCGATCGCTCCGCTGACTCTAATGGGATCCGTGCTCGGGATGCAGGGCGCATTCTCTCTCGGTCGCGCGGGACAGAACGGGAGAATCCCGGCGCCGCTCGCCGGCGTCGGCGCGGGCGCCCTAGGAGCATTTTCGGGATTGCTTGCGGCCGGCTCGCTGGCCGCGCTGTTTCCTTCCGTCTTCGCCCCGCTCATCGCGGCGGGCCCCTTCGGCTGGATCGCGGCCGCCGGTATCGGCGCGGCCATTGGCCTCACTGGTCTGTTTAAGCAGGACGATCAGCAGCATGTTCGACAGCTTATCCGGCAGATGTATGGCGTCGACATCTCGAACATGAATATCCTGAACCAGATCGTCTCGCTCGCCAAGCAACAGTTCGGCGGGAACTATTCGCTCGCCGTCGCCTCGCCCCAGGTTCAGCAGATCGTGCAGCTCTACGCCGCCGAGACCGGGATCATGGCGGCCAACATGCCGCGGCCCATGTATCCGGCGACCTTCGCGCAGTCTTCGACGGCGCTCGGCGGCGCGGCCGCAGGCCTGCAGCTCCAGCCGACCTACATGAACGGCCAGCTCGTCGCCAGCCCTTACACCGGCTACACCACGCAGCAGATGGCGACGGCCGCGAGCCTGTTCTATGGCGGAAGCGCGAACCAAAATGCCCGTAATGCGCTCTATGTGCAGCTCGATCCCGCGGCGGCGCAATCGCTCTTCTCGG